GTAAGAAGCAAGCTAAGACATACGCTAAGAAGACTGGTGCTAAAGTAGTAGCTAAACCAATGAAGAAGATGGGAGCGATGCGTGGCTACTAAACCGGGTCTCTATGCCAATATCGCCGCCAAGCGTCGTCGTATCAAGGCTGGCTCAGGCGAGAAGATGCGTAAGGTAGGCAGCAAAGGCGCACCTTCGGCGCAGGACTTTAAAGACGCTGCTAAAACAGCTAAGAAGAAGAAATAATGCCAAAGAAAGAATACCAGAACCCAGAAGGCGGTTTAAACGCCAAAGGAAGGGCTTATTTCAAGCGAACTGAAGGAGCTAATCTCAAACCTCCAGTTTCGGCTAAAGCGGCTCAAAAGTCTCCTAAAGCAGCCAAAAGGCGTAAGTCTTTCTGTGCAAGGATGGGTGGTGTTAAAGGTCCAATGAAGGATGAAAAAGGCAGACCTACTCGTAAAGCACTGGCATTAAAGAAGTGGGATTGTGGTTCATGACCGGTAAGTATGTTGAAAGGACTGTATTAGGTAAATTAGCTGAGTTAGAGTTTGAAAAAGAATGCCTAAAGCGTAATTTAGTAATATCTAAACCAGTAATCGATAATCAACCGGGATGGGATTATATTGTTGATTTTGGTCAAGGTCTTGTTAAAGTCCAAGTTAAGAAAATAGGTAGAAACACTAACAGTAAAGGACTTGAGTACAAAACTATCCAGTTAAACGGCAGGTCGAGTTATAAGAAAAAAGACGGATCTTGGCAAAATCGGTCATGGCAATATGATGAGACTTCCTACGATTTTCTGGTTGGAGTTGATTTAGAATTAGGCGAAATGTACTGTTTTCCTTACGAAACCCTAAAGGGACTAAGTAGAACACAGACTCCAGTAGAGGGAAATAAGTACAATACCGGGCTAAATTGGTTAGATTTTAAATGGAAGTAAGATTTTACTTGACAAAATAGTCAAACTATGATAGGATAGCAAATGGCTACAACATATTTACAAGCAGTTAATAGCGTACTTCGTCGCCTTCGGGAGACAGAGGTAGCTACTGTTTCAGCCACCAACTACTCTAAGTTGATTGGCGAATTTATCAACGATGCCAAGGTATCGATTGAAGCAGCCTATAACTGGAATGCTCTCGCAGAAGTTATTACTGTAACTACTGCTGCTGGAACCCATAATTATACCCTAACAAACTCAGGTGTTCGGTTTAAAGTCCAAGATGTTTGGAACGACACCAAAGACTCTCGCTTGCGTCTTGCTCCAGCAACCTACATGAATGAGCAGTTAATTGTAACTTCTCCACAGCAAGGTTCTCCAACCTATTATAACTTCAAAGGTCAAGATGCTAACGGAGACACAAAAGTTAATTTATTTCCAGTCCCTGATGCTGTTTACAGTCTTAAATTTTATGTCTTCTTGCCACAGGATGTACTCTCCTCTGATTCAACAACTATCAAAGTACCAGCCGATGTCGTGATTCAGAATGCTTATGCAAGAGCATTAGTAGAGCGTGGTGAAGATAATGGACTTGCTTCCTCAGAAGCCTATGCCTTGGCTAAGACTTTATTAGCTGATTACATTGCTTTAGAATCTACTCGTTACTTAGAAGATACTAACTGGGTGCCTAATTGAGTAAACAACTCCAAGCAGCTACGGTTGCTGCTCCCGGCTTCATGGGTTTAAACACCCAAGATAGTAGCGTTACGCTAGAGTCTGGTTTTGCTTTAACGGCTAACAACTGCGTGATTGATAAGTTTGGTCGTATTGGTTCTCGTAAGGGTTGGGACAATGTCCACGCAACCAATTCTGATTTATCGACAGCAGTGGTTAAGACTATTGCCGATGTTCGTGGACCAGACAACAACACAGTCTTATTTGTTGCTGGTAACAACAAACTGTTTCTAGAAGAGTCTAGTGCGTTAGTTGTTAAGAATGTGCGTAATGCTGCTGACTCTGCTAATGTAAGCTATACGATTACCGACAGTCATTGGCAAGTCGCTAACATACAGCAAACTGGTGAAACTAAAGCCTATGCCACGATTGTCCAAGAAGGACACCCAGTACTGTTGCTTAACTACTTAACCAGTGCTTTTGGCTTTCAGCGTCTAGGTGATTTAGGAACTTTACCTACAGGATACACAACATCAACCTTTATGCCAAATTGTGCTATTGCAGCATACGGCAGAACTTGGTTGGCAGATATTTCTGGTGATAGACAGACTGTGTACTTTAGTGACTTATTAGACGCTACTAACTACAGCACAGGCACATCTGGTCGTTTAGACATATCTGAAGTAGTTGGCGATGGCGATCCAATCGTTGCATTGGCATCGCATAATGGGTTCTTGATTATATTCTGTACTCGTCATGTGGTTGTCTATGCTGGAGCGCAAGACCCATCAACCATGGCATTGTCAGATGTAGTCACTGGTGTTGGTTGTGTGGCAAGAGATTCGATACAGACCACTGGTGCGGATGTTATCTTTTTGTCTGATACAGGTTTAAGATCACTAGCTCGTACAATTCAAGAGAAGTCTGCACCGTTTAGAGACTTGTCTAAAAATGTTCGTGATGATTTAATTAGTTATGTAAATGGCACTGTAGCCAAGACCATTAAGTCTGTCTACAGCCCAACTGATGCTTTCTACTTATTATCATTTCCATCACAGTCTATTGTCTACTGTTTTGACACTAGAGTAATGATGCAAGACGGTGCTGCAAGAACAACTACATGGACTGGTTTAATTCCTTATAGCTTTGCACTAACAAAGAACAAAGAAGTTTACTTAGGTGTTGCTGGTTATGTTGGTAAGTATACTGGTTATAACGACAATGGCAGTGCTTATTCCATGTCTTACTATACCAACTATTTTGATTATCAAACACCAACAACACTGAAGATATTTAAGAAAGCTGACTTCTACATTATTGGTGGTGCAGCACAGAATGTATCGATTAAGTGGGATTTCGACTACGAAGGTAGTTATGAGTCACAGATTAGAACCTTAGATGCTGGTACTATCTCGCAATACGGTATTGCTGAATACAATATCGGTAAGTACGCTGGTGGTGTGGTGATTACGAAGTTAGATGTCCCTACCTCTGGCACAGGTCGGGTATTACAGATTGGATTGGAATCAAATATTAATGGTAGTTCAGTATCGGTACAGAAATTAGATGCGTATATTAAATTAGGAAGGACGGCTTAATCGTGTCAAACTACACAAAAACAACTAACTTTACAAGTAAAGATTCATTACCAACTGGTGACACTAATAAGATTATTCGTGGTTCTGAGTTCGATACTGAATTTAACAACATCAGCACAGCAGTCACAACTAAGGCTGACCTAGCTAGTCCTGCTTTGACTGGCACTGCTACTGCAGTTAACTTAACAGTATCTGGTACATTCACAGCCACGGTTGATGGCGGTACATACTAATCATGGCAGAGATTATTGACAATCAGATGTCTGCTACGGAGATTATCCGTAAAGACCTAGAGCGTGGTGGTCTAAGCAAACAAGAAGATAAGTTCTTCAAGAGTTTAGCCATTATGATTCAACAAAACAAAGCTGTTGTTGTTAGACACAATAACACTGTGTTTATCGGTATTCGTAAAGAACCGGGTGTATTAGAAGTGCATATGTATACAGTAGACACTCCTAATATGCTTCTTGGTGCAATGAAGGTTGGTATTGATGCAGTCAAGAAAGCTGGTATTAAAAAGTTAGTATCTGAAACTGATAACTATAAACTAATAACAATGATGCAAAAGATGAACTTACCTGTAGAAGTAAAGAAGAAGGGTAAAGGATTTGCATGGTCACTGGAGATTAAATAATGGGTGGCGGAGGCGGATTTGTTGCAGCGATAACAGACCCAATTTCTGATGTACTTGGTACTTCAGGTGGTGATGGTGGTCTATTAGGTGCTGTCGAGGATGTTGGTGGGTTCATCGGCGATGCTGGTGAAATCATTGACAATGCAGTCATACAACCAGTTATTGACGACCCAGTTAACACTGCTATTAAACTTGGTGCTTACTATGTTGGTGGTCCTTTAGGAAGTGCCGTAGCAAGTGCTGGTATTTCAGCAGCACAAGGTAAGGACATTGAAGACATCGCTAGAGATGCCGCTGTTTCGTATGTTGCAGGTCAAGTCGGTGGCGAAGTAGGCGGTGCTGTTGCGGGTGAAACAGGTTCACAGTTAGCCGGTAACTTAGCACAAGGCGGAACATCTGGTGCAACAAGTGCTGTGTTGTCTGGAAGAGACCCAGTAACAGGATTATTGTCTGGTGTTACCAATGCTGGTATTAGTGCAGGTGTTAATACAGCAGTAGATGCAGGAGCAAACTTATTTAATCAAACAAATACAGGAAGTACAGGTATGGATGAACTATTTAATACTACTGGCGAAGACTTTAACATGGGCGGCATATTTAGCAGCACAGGTGAAGACTTTAATATGGGCGGTAATCCTAACATTATCCCCGGTGAACTTGGGGACATTATTCAAGATGCTCAAGGTAACATTGTACTTACCTCTGGCGCTGACATACAAGCTGCACAATCTCTTGGGTTTGACACAAGTACTTTAACTAATTATGCTAAACAGTTTGGTACTCAAGCTCTTAGAGCGTTATTAGGCTCTAGAGGAGGCACTGCCGGACAAGGTGGTACAGGTGGAACTACTGGTTTAGGTGGTTTACTTGGTGGCGGTGTCAATGCTTATCTTTCTGCACAACAAAGACAAGCAATTCAAAATGCTTATAGTCAACAAGCTCAACAAGTTGGTTTAGCCGCTAACAGAGCAGCACAGCAAGCCACATTTAAACCAATTGGTATAACCACCGCTTTTGGTCAATCCCAGTTCCAAGTAGACCCAACTACAGGTCAATTAACTTCTGTAGGTTATACAGCGACTCCAGAGATTGCTGCACAGCGTCAGCGTTTGTTTAGTCTTGGTGCTGAAGCGTTACCAACTACAGCAGACACACAAGCACTACAACAGCAATACATTGCTCAACAACAAGGTCTTTTAGCACCAAGTCGTGAACAACAATTAGCACAGTTGCGTAATAGACAGTTCCAGCGTGGTACAGGTGGTTTAGCTACTGGTGGAACAGTTTCGGGATATTCACCCGGTGCTGCTGGGCTGATGCAGACTAATCCTGAGATGGCTGCATACTACAATGCACTTGAACGGGAAAATGCCATTTTAGCTGCTAACGCACCTACTTATGCTCAAGATTTATTAAACAAGAGAATTGCTAGTGGAACTAATCTGTTTACTCAGGCTGGTAACTTAGAATCCATGGCACAGCAACCGTTAAGTTTAGCGTCTGATTTCGCTAAAGCACAAGCTGCAGCAGGGGCTTCCGCAGGACAGTTAGGACTGACAGGACAAACCAATGCCGCTAGATTAGGTGCAGAAGGTTCATTGTTAGGTAATGCTTCAATGCAAGGCACTTATAATCAATTAGGTCAACTCGCAACAGGGGTAGGTAATCAAATAGGCGGTATGTTATTACAAAATCCTTCAATTGCAAACTGGTTAAGTTAAGGAACAATTATGGCAGAATTTGATAGTATTGTTGGTGGTTTGTTTGGTGCGTCTCCTGAAACGCTTAATCTTGCTCGTGAGCAACAAGCATTGGACTTTGCAAACAGAGTCGCAACTGCTGAAGGACAACGACCCGGTTTAGGTTCTGTCTTAGGCGCTAATGTCATGGGCGCTAGAGGAATCAGAGAGTTAGGAGGTGTGTTTGGTGTAGAAGACCCACTCATGCAACGAGTTACTCAACAACAGCAATTGTTAAGCGGTGTTGACTTTACTGACCTTAATTCTTTGACCAAAGCTGCACAACAAGCTACAGCATCGGGTCGTCCTGATATTGCTGATGCATTGGCAAAAAGAGCATTAGAGATTAGAACTAAAGTGGAAGAGCGACAAGCAACTCGTGATACTCAATTGTTAATTGCTCGTGAAAGAATTCAAGGTCAATTAGACGCTGCAATTCAGCGTGGTGCTGACCAAAAAGAAATTGCAAGAATTATGGCTGAAGGCAGAAGAGACATTGCTGCATTAACGGCATCGTTAAAAGGACCAAGAACATTATCTGCAAGTTTACAAAAAGACGAAGGTAAGGACTTAGAAACAATTGATAGTTATGTTGCACAGCGTAGTGCATTAGATTCTTCTATTCGAGCATTAACACCAAATCAAAAGGGCGTTCGATCTTTAGAATTAGGACCATTAAAGAATGCAGAATATCTTGCTCGTAACGCTGCTGGTAATTCCACCCCCGAAAGCCGAGCTTACGAAGCATTGAAATCATCAGTTGACACGGCTGTTAATTTACAAGTTAGTGCTGAAAAAGGTGTACAAACTGACAAGGATGTGCTGCGTTTTGCTCAGGCGCTAATTGCAGCGTATGGGCGCAACGACAGTGAAGCTACTTTCCAAGCATTAAAACGATATCAACAGTCTATTATTGATGCTGAGAACAGAACTAAGGCTCGTGTTGAGTCTCGTAGAAAATCTCAAGGTATTGAGGAATATGGTTTTGGTACATCTCAAGCAACAACAGGTGAGAAGAAGACCAAGACTATTACTTTAAAAAATGGTACCGTTGTAACTGTTGAAGAGTAAGGATAAAAATGCCTAAATATACAATTAATGGACAAACAGTCAATTCTCCTACTGCATTATCGGAAGATGATTTATTAGAATTGTCGCAGCAGTTAGGCGGAACTGTGCCACAACCACAACCAACAGCGGCTGCTCCTTCGGATGTCCCTGCTGTAGCCGCACAACCGACACAGGTACAACAACAGCCTGAGCCACAGAAACGCTCTATGCTCAATGAATTTGGTCGTCAAATAGGTTTAACAGGTAGAGCAGCCTATGAAGCATTTACTTCTCCAGCACTTGCTGTCTTAGAAGCGGGTCGTGGTGCGTATAATTTAGGCGCTCAAGCATTGGGTTCTGAAAGTAGAATACCGTCTTTTGCTCAAGCACAAAATCAAATGCTTGGTCAAGTGTTACCGACTCCGGAGAACACAACAGAACGGGCAGTACAGGCTGGCACACAAGCAATGTTAAGTACTGCTGGTTTAGCTAAAGTCGCTCCTAATGTTCCAGTATTAGCAGCAGACATGGCTAGGCAAATCCCATCGGCTGCTGTTGCTGGTTTAGTTAGCCAACCTATTGCAGAAAAGGTTAAAGATATTACTGGAAGTGATTTGGCTGCCTTAGTTGCTGGTGTTGGTTTTGGTACAGTTGGTGCTGCCGCAACAGGAAAAGTATTAAGTGCTACTGCTCCCGGTAAAGCACCTTTATTTACAATGGAAGAAGTAAAAAAGAGAGCATCTGATTCGTATAATAAAATGGATGCACAAGGAGTGTCAATTAAGCCACAATCAACATTAAACTTAGTTGACGATATTCGAGTTGATTTAGACAACATTGGACGAATGGTTCCCGGCACAGCTCAAGCTGATTCAGTAAATGCCACTTTAAATAAAGTTAATACAATTATTAGTCAACAGCCACAGGGTGTGTCTTTTACTGCATTAGAGAAAATTCGTAGTACTTTAAATGATTTACGAATGAGTAAAGATGCAGATATTAGTCGGCTTGGTGGTATTGCTGTTTCAAGAGTAGATGATTATATTAGTAATTTAACTGGTAAAGATATTATTGCTGGTAAAGCTGGATTAGACGCTGCTGTTAAGAATGTTATGTCGGCAAGAAAAGACTGGAGAAATGCTAGTCGTGCTTCAGTATTAGATGATGCTTTAAATACAGCAGAAGCAAAAGCATTAGACCCAAAAGCATCTGACAGTGAGTTAATTCGTCGAGGTTTTATTAATATTGCAGGCAATAAAGATAAGATGAATTTATTTAACAAAACTGAACAAAACATCATTAAATCGGTTGCTCAGGGTGGTACTTTAGACCCAGTGTTAACTTTAGCCGCACAGTTTAGTCCTTTGAGGTCTAAATTAGCTGCTGCTGGTGGTGCATATGCGTTCACACAAGCTCCTGTGGCAACCACAGCCGTAGCAGGAACTGGATTAACTGCTGATTTATTACAAGGTGCATTGCGTCGTAGAGCAGCACAACAAGCTGTTAAACAGATTGCATCAGGCGCTCAAGCACCAGCCCCTAACTTAGGATATGTAGGTTTACTAACTGGTGGATTGAATCCTCCCGGACAATAAGAATATGATTATATGGCAGATCAATTTGGGTTTCTCGAAGGAGCGAAGTCTGTAGTAGATAATATGGATGCCAGCCGTCAGGTTAGTAAGTCCATTACCAAGAGCATTACCGATGTACAAAAAGAGGTTGTAGATGTTGCTCAACAGCGTCTCAACGAACGCCGTAGAGAACAGTATGTTCATGCAGACAGTACCATTGTATCTGCTCTAAGCGAGTGGGAACGCTTACTAAGAGCAAAACAAACAGAAGAACAGCTACAACGAGACATCACTCGTCAATACGGCAAAGCTGCGTGGGCGGAGATTCAACAGATAAAACAACGGCAATTGAAAGAAAAAGAGAATGATAAGAAGTTTTTTAACGAAGAAGTTAAGAAGGTTAAAAGAGTCATGGTTATCTGCTATCTTGTGGCTGCGTGGATTGCTTGGTATTTAACTTGGGGGATTAAGAAATAATGTTACCATTAATGGCACTGTTCGATGTTGGGATGAAAGTCCTAGATAAATTCATTCCTGATCCTGAAGCTAAGGCTAAGGCACAGAAAGAGTTGCTCCAGATGCAACAAGAAGGTAAGTTAGCTGAGTTAAACGCTGACAATATCGAGGCACAAGAACTTACAAAGCGTCAAGAAGCAGACATGGCTAGTGATAGCTGGCTGTCTAAGAATATACGACCTATGACGCTAGTCTTTATTCTTCTGGTCTATTCTGCCTTTGCTACGATGTCCGCATGGGACATAGAAGTCAACAACAACTATGTTGAACTACTAGGTCAATGGGGAATGCTGATTATGTCTTTCTATTTTGGCGGACGCACGCTAGAGAAGATAATGGATATGAAGAAAGGTAAAGATGAACCTAAGTCCTAATTTCACCCTAGAAGAACTAACCCACTCTGAAGTAGCGGAGCGTAAGAACCTAGATAATACCCCTAACGCCAGTGAGGTTGCTAACTTAACTAGATTGGCAGCCTTGCTAGAGCAGGTTAGAACCCTCCTAAACAAGCCAATAATGATTAATTCTGGCTTTAGGTCTAAACCAGTCAATGACTCTGTCGGTAGCAAGGACACTAGCCAGCATAGGCTAGGTTGTGCTGCTGATATCAGA